AGATACACCAGTATCAATGACTACATGGATTGTTAACTTACTTAAAAATGTTCCAGAACTTAAGGCTATCTACGATACAGTACGCGACCCAGTAACTGGAAAGTATCTATACAATGCTGCTGCTATTGTAGATATGATTACCAGTAGCAGTTGGTATTTAGAAAATGGTCCTACTGTTGCAGGAAACATAGCGGCTCGCTATAAGTTTGGTGAGAAGTACTATCAACAAAAGATAAACGAATTTAAAATATCAATCTCTGGTCTTGCTACAGCCATTGGTCTTGATATGACTGACCCAGATACTGCTGACTATCTTAGCAGTCTGGCAGAAACAGCCTATCTTAATAATTGGGATAATGACTATATTGAAAATACCATTATTAGCAATAAAGACATTTTTGGAAAAATCCAAGGCGGAGCCTATGCCACCGCAGTACAGGACCTAGCCTCTTATTCAAACCTTATGGGTTTTCCAATGAGCGAGCAAAGTCGTGCTGATTATCAACGCCGTTTAATTGGTTCTACAACCAAAGAAGGCTTGCGTGTACGCGCTACGCCAGATGATATTAAGCGTGAGATTAACGCTAAGGCTGCACAGTTATATCCGTTCCTTGCAGATGATTTTACTGCAGGTCGCACCCTTTGGGATGTAACCTCTGTTCAGCGCAAGAAGTGGGCAGACCTACTAGAGGTAGATGAAGATACTCTTGATTGGAACGACCCACTATGGAAAGATGGAAAAATCTTTAGCATGGTAGATGAAAAAACTGGTAAGATGGTTATGCGCCCATCATGGGATGCTGAGAAATTAATTAAGCAAGATGAACGCTGGCAATATACTGAAAATGCTACACGCCTTTATGAAGGATACGGAATTGGTATGCTTAATAAATTTGGATTGGTGGCTATCTAATGGCTAGAACTAAAGAAGAAATTAGAAAAGCCAATGAGGAGGCTCTTGCTGCCAAAGCAAAGGCTCGTGCTGAATCTGACCCAATGCTTAATCCAACAGTTCGCCCAGAGGCTACACAAGATAGACCTGGTTATGTTAGATACTACGGCTGGATTGGCGGCGCTTCTAATGGTCGGTGGAAACTTTATGAAGTTGCTGAAGATACTCCGCAGGCTGTTTCTGCTGCACAACGCTCTGTAGGTGGACAGACTCAAGCAACATTTACAAGCGCCGTAGGCGCACAAACAGTTATTGGTCCATCTACAAGTAGTGCTATTTCTAGTGATGCTTTATATGATGCAAAGCGAGCAGCAGGTTATGGAATTGATGCTCAGGGTAATCCAATTACTATTTCTACAGTTGCAGGCGATGGAAGCAATACATATAAATTTGTAGGTGGAATATTATTATTTAACGGTCAGGCTTATAGTGGCGAGTATCAAGGCAAAACATACAAAAACGGCAGAGTAGTTACACCAACATCATTTAGCACAGGTGGTAATGGTGGTAATAATGGTAATGGTGGGTCAACTGGCGGTTTAACCCAAGCAGATATAGATGCTGCTGTAGCCAAGGCTGTAGCAGGAGCAACTGCTGCAAACAATGCCATGATTGCACAAATGAAAGCCGAAGCAGATGCAGCCAAACTTGCTATAAAACAAAAGGCTTCAGATAAACTTACTGCTTTGTTTTCAGCCTATGGACTTGAAACACTTGCTCCTTTTATTAATACTCGTATCATGGCTGATGTTTCAGAAGAAATGTTACTTCTTGAACTATATGACCGCCCTGAGTATCAAAAGCGTTTTCCAGGTATGGCATCTTTAAGAAAGAAAAGCCGAACCATTACAGAAAAAGAGTACATGGATATTGAAAAAGCCATGACTCAGACTGCTCGTTTCTTTGATTTACCTAAAGGTTTTTACGATAATCCAGATGATTTTGGTAAATTAATCGGCGCTGAAGTTTCTGCCAAAGAATATCAAGACCGCCTACAGGTGGGACAGGACTTGGCTCGTACCTTAAACCCATCGGTCAAACAACAATTAATTGATTTTTATGGCGTAGGTGAAGGCGATTTAACAGCCTTTGTTCTTGATGCAGATAAAGCACTCCCATTGATACAGAAGCAGGCTAAGGCTGCAATGTTTGTTGGTATTGGTCGCGCTGCAGGATTTGAACTTCGTGGTATTACCTCTGGTCAAGCAGAGAATATTGCAGGCACAGAATCCTATGCCAAACTTTCTGAGCGAGAACTTGCACAGGCTCTTGGTCAAGCAGGACAACTGCGTAGAACACAAAAGCGTTTATCAGGTATTGAAGGACAAGACTACAGCGAACAAGAAGCACTCTCTGCGGTTGTAGAGGGTAGCCCACAGGCGCTACTTGCTTCACAACAAAGAGCACAAAGAGAAGGTGCTCGTTTTAGCGCAAAAGGCGGAGTTACTGGAGTATCACTCCGCTCAACCGCTACACCAATATAAGAATCCCCACCCTGACCAACCAGCCCAGGGGGGCGTATAAGTCTGGTAGCAATAGCCAATTTGGTTTCCCCGAACCTCATTGTGGATTGCGAATACAACTAAGAAAAGGGAGATAGGTAGATGGCTACCAATTACTACGATGACGAAGAAGATGACGACACTACTACAGATGTTGTTGGTCAACTCCGCAAAGTAAACCGTGCGCTGGAAAAGCGTGCGAAAGAACTAGAACAGGAGTTGTCAGGTCTAAAAACTCAGACCCGTCAGCGTACTGTCAAGGATGTACTACAGGCTAAGGGATTAAACCCAAAGATTGCCGCATTTATACCACAAGACATTGAATCCTCTGAGGAAGCAATTGTTAATTGGGTAAATGAATATGGTGATGTATTTGGAATCCAAACTTCATCTGAGGAAAAGCCTGCAGAAAAAAGTCCAGAAGTCAAGGCTCAAGCAAGAATCAACAATCTAATCTCTACTGGCTCCGCGCCAGATGTTGATGAAGATGCGTTTGCAAAGATTGCAGGAGCAAAGACTCGTGAGGACTTAGATATACTCCTTGGTTTAAATTAAATAACTTACATCAACCAATCACCAGGAGGTGAACCCACATGGCATTTACAGACACATCGGCAATTAGTGGTCTAGTTCAGACCGCTTATGACCGTTATGTTGAATTTGCCCTCCGCTCTCAGCCGATGATTCGTGCTGTTGCGGATAAGAAGCCTGTACAACAGGCTATGCCAGGCTCATCCGTTGTATTCTCACTTTACAACGATTTGTCGGCTGCTACTTCAACGCTCACAGAAACAACTGACCCAGATGCAGTCGCATTAAGCAATGTTGATACCGTATCTGTAACTCTTGCAGAGTACGGCAACGCTGCCCTTGTAACACGCAAACTACAGTTGTTCTCACTATCCGATGTTGACCCTGCTGTTGCAGACATCATCGCTTACAACTTGGCTGACTCTCTTGATGTTGTGGCACAAAACACACTTCGTCAAGGCACCAATGTTATTTACGGTGGAACCCGCACATCTACTGCTACAGTCACAGCATCAGACACTATTGATTCTGCTGACCTTCGCAAGGTTGTTGCAAAACTCCGTTCCAATAAGGCTGTTCCTCGCGCAGGAAGCCTATACTGGGTCGGTATTCACCCAGAAGTATCACATGACCTCCGTGCCGAATCAGGCTCAATCGGATGGCGTGATACTCACTCACACACTGATGCATCACTTGGCAACCTGTTCGCAGGTACCATCGGAACATACGAAGGCGCTTTCTTTGTAGAAAACGCACGCATGTTCTCTGCTAAGGATGGCGCAGACCAGACCGCTCTCGCTACAACCGCAGTAACCGTTGCAGGTACATCAGCAGGCTTCACCTTTGGTGTTGCTTCAACTGCTGTAATCGCAACACGCGCTGAGGTAGGCGACAAGATTTCTGGAACTGGCATTGCATCTACTGCAAAAATTAGTGCAATCAGCACTTCTGGCTCAACAACTACATTTACTGTAGATGTAGCCAATACTGCTGCAGTTACCGCAACTACTGTTGTAACTGTAACCCCTGTAACACGCGTATTCAGAACCATCGTTTGCGGTAAGCAAGCATTGGCTGAAGCCGTAGCACAGGAGCCAGGTGTTGTTATCGGTCCAGTTACCGATAAGTTAATGCGTTTCCGCCCAATCGGTTGGTACGGTGTCCTTGGATGGAGCCGTTACCGCGAGGAAGCGTTGTATCGCATTGAAACTGGTTCCTCAATCGCTGCTCTCTAGTTGATTGACTCTGAGGGGTAGACATATTTGAAAAGTCTGCCCCTTTGGGGTGAGTTCATTAGGAGGACTTATGTCAATGTATTACTTCACTACGCCCACCGTAGATGAAACCCCAGCAGGGGACCATATCCTCTTTGCTCGTATTGAACTACCGCGTGGCATATCTGTCTTGCGTTTAAACGGAGTGTATAGTTCCTTTAGGTATCCAAGCCAGATTCAGACAAATCAGGCGGAGGAGTATTACTTAGGTGGAACAAAAAATCTTATTAACCAACAGACTGCTGATGCCCTTACAGCGCAGGGCTACGGAGCATACATAACACCAGCATGAGCCTACATAGACAACAGACCCATCCTGAGTTTGTAGAAGGTTGCTTTGGTTGCAAGGTTGGAACTCTTGTAATGAATACAGGAGAAGCAAACTCTAACCTAAGCGTATCTGCAAAAAAATGGGATAAAGAATTACAGGCATATAGGGATGCTCGTGCTCAAGGCATCCAACCTAACGGAACAAGTATGAAAAAGATTCAAGAGGCTGTAAAGATTTCAAACGAAACAGGCAAGGCATACGGGGCATAGGAGGAATCATGGCTGCTCGCAAACCACGAAAGAAACCAGTAAAACGCGTGCGTACAGTCAAGGATGAGTCATATACAGAACTTGAAATGTACTGTATCTGGCTTAACGAGTACTACAACTCTTTGCTCAAGGCAGGCTTTAAGTCTGAAATAGCCTTGTCATTTGTTATGGATAAAGGTTCTTATCCAAGTTGGGTGAACTACCGTTCCCCTTCTGAGGATGAGATTAAGCGGATGCTGGATGAGGATGATGATGACTAGCACCATTATTCCAGAGCCGTTGTGGGGACTGCCCTCTCCCACCATTGAAGATGAGGACATCTACGAAGAAGATGAGGAATAACCATGCCAATGGTAAACGGAAAAGAATACTCTTACTCAAAGAAGGGTATGGCTGCAGCAAAGAAAGCAGCAAAGAAGTCTGGTAAGAAAATGGTAATGAAGAAGGCTGCAAAGAAGCGTGGCAAGTAAAAAAGACCCACGGATTAAAAGGGCTGGCGTAGCAGGTTTTAACAAACCCAAGCGTACGCCAAGCCATCCAACTAAGTCACATGTTGTGGTTGCCAAAGAAGGCAGCCAAGTTAAGACTATTCGTTTTGGTCAGCAAGGCGTTAGTGGCGATAAAAAGTCTACGCCTAGACAGAAATCATTTAAAGCACGCCATGCTAAGAACATTGCCAAAGGCAAAATGAGCGCTGCTTATTGGGCAGATAAGGTGAAATGGTGAAGGGTAAAGCATTTTGGGACAAGAAGAATCCAAAGAAAACATCAACGAAATTAACCTCCTCACAGAAGGCTGCTGCCAAAGCAAGAGCAAAGGCTGCGGGTCGGAAGTATCCGAACCTTGTGGACAATGCTGCTGTGGCACGGATGAAAAAGAAGAAGGGTAAGTAATGGCAACAGGAGCAGCAGGAAGCACTTTTACGGGAGAACTTAACCGCCTAGCCAACGGTGGTACATATCCCGTTTATACGGTCTATAAGGCATCACAGGGCGCTGCTAATGCCTATGCTGGCACATCTGGTTTAGGACTTATTGCTGCCCTTAATTACAAGGCTAGTTCCTCCCGCCAGCCTAATGACTATAAAGGTTTAAACGCTATCTGCAATGAACTTGCTGGCACCTCTGGGCTATCAGCCGTAGTTGCTTTAAGGAGTATTGACCTATGAGTACATTTGCTCAACTAGCAGACCGCGTTGAGGCTGTACTGCATGGCTATACAGAGAACACAGAGCCTGCCTCATGGCTTACTACTAGCGCTACCAGCACAACCACATCGCTGACTGTTTATGATGCCAGCGTAATTGGTCGTGGTTATGTACAGATTGACGATGAAATTGTATTCGTTAACTCTACAGACAATGTATCAAATGTTCTTACTGTAGCCCCTTGGGGTAGAGCGCAGCGTGGCACAACTGCTGCTGCCCATGATGCTAATTCTAAAGTAACCATGGCTCCATTATTTCCAAGGCAAGAGATTAAGAACGCTATCAATAACACTATTGATGCTATGTACCCAAATGTATTTGCTATTGGCTCCTATGATTTTGATTATGTAGCAGCGCAGTATTCCTATGGAATCCCTGCTACCGTAGAAAATGTTTTATCTGTAACCTACTCCATTATTGGTCCTTCCAAGGAGTGGTTCCCTGCTCGTGCATGGCAGTTAGATAGAACTGCAGACTCAGATGCTTTTGCTACTACAAAGAGTCTATCTATTTATTCAGAGATTGTTCCTGGACAAACTGTGCATGTTACCTATAGCAAGCGCCCAACGCTGCTTACTAGCAATGAACAAGAGTATTCAACAGTTACAGGCTTTCCTTCTTATTCGGAAGATGTTGTTATTTATGGCGCAGCCTTCCGCATGATTTCTTTTCTGGACCCTTCACGCCTTGGGGCTCAATCTGCAGCAGCAGACATATTAGATGGCGTACGCCCAAATGGTTCAGGGCAGAACGCAGCCAGATTCTTGTTTAACATTTATCAGCAGCGTTTAAACGAAGTGGCGAATAACCAACGCCGTCAGTATCCAATCCGTTCGCACTATCAGAGATAAGGTAGAAAATGGCAGCAGGCGACCCAGGCTCCCCAGCGCGGTACTACTC